AAGCGCAGATGGCCTTACATGTACAGGTGTTTCTATTGAAGAGATATGGTGGCAATGCACTGGCATGAAGGTTAGTTTATTATTTGACGCGTCAACAGATGTTTTGGCTATACAATTAGGTGAGAACCAATCAGGCCACCACGACTATACAAAGTTTGGCGGAATACCAAACAATGCTGGTTCTGGTGTTACTGGTGACATAAACTTTACTTCTGTAAATCATAGCAGTGGCGATACTTACACAATTATATTATACTTGCGTAAGAACTATTAATATTGAAACTGGTTCAACAGATGTCTACAGAGCAAAAATTAGAAGTAGCCTTAGCTAGATTAGAAGAAAGAGTTGAGGCTCTTCAAGACGACATGAAAGACATGAAATCTGACATGTCTGAATTAAGAGCTACGGCAAATCGTTGGAAAGGCGCATTTTGGGTTATGATGGGCTTTGGCGGTGTTGTAGGAATAATATCAAATATAGCAACAGGGTGGTTGAAATGATGAAGAAAAAAGGCTACAAAATGGGTGGCAAGATTAAGAAAAAAGGCATGAAAATGGGCGGCAAGATTAAGAAAAAGGGCATGATGATGGGTGGTAAGACTAAATCCAAAATGATGTCAAAAGGTGGAATGACACCTTTAGCAAAGATCAGAGCTGCTGCAAACAAGATGGGATATAAATTAACTAAAAAATAATGCCCTATTTGCAAAGCAATATACCGCACTTTAAGTGTTGGGTAAGACGTGAGTACACATGTAATCACCTAAAGTATCATGGTGAATTTTTACATGCTATGGCTATTGCTGTAACCACAATGCCAAATCGTTCTTTAAGTTTTCAAGTTGTGTTCACAGGTTGTGAAACTGATGGCACAAAAAACCCAAATGTTCACGGCGGTGCTATGTGGGCAAGAATGCCATTAACAGGCTTGATGGCAGACATTCCTGTTGAAGAATGGCCAGATCCTATAAGTACACATAATGCTCAACCTTGGGATTGTTCTTCACACACACACGCGGTTTATGTCATGGACAGAGCAACACCTTGTCCATGGTTGGCAAAAATAGATGGTAACATGTATCCTGCTAAATACTTATTTACAGTTGATTATACTGACAGTGAGATAGCGGATGATCCGGCTCAACACAAACAAAGTCATGTAATGTATTTATTAGATGCAGGAAATTGGACAGGCAATGTAGTTGCGCTTCCAAACAATCGTGTAAGGGTAACGCACCCTGCTTGGTTTCAGACAGGAGAAGGCGCACCAGATTTTTTGCCTTCACAGCATACGCATTATTCTAAGTCTGATTTAGATTACACATTAGATGTGAACAAAATTTTTGATAATTTATATAGTGAGGATTAAATGGCTAAAATGAAAGACTTTAGTGGAGATGGCAAAATTACTAAAAAAGACGTTCTTATGGGCAGGGGTGTAATTCCTAAACCAAAGAAAAGCGGTGGTATTGTTGAAGGTATTAAAAACATTAAAGGCATGAAACACGGCGGTCAATGCAGAGGCATGGGCGCAGCCAAACGCGGTGGCAAATTTAGTCAAGCGTGATATGGGTATTGTATGTTTTTCTTATGGGTACAGAGGTAGAAGAGCTTGTCTATTTCGATAGTTTGGATACGTGCCTTGAGTATGCAGAAAGGGTCAGAAAACAAGATATACACCAAAGACAAGCAGGCGACAAGTTATATATCAAAACTTTTTGTATTCCTCAAAAGGAGAAGTAATGGCAATATCAAGATCTAATATTCCTAAGTCTGTAACTTACGGAGACAAAAAAAAGAAAAAGAAAAGGAAGAAGAAGTAATGGGATTTACTTGTGGAACAATAGGTGGTGGAATAAACGATGGTATGGGGCAAGATAATTCCGGCATTAGAAGTTTATTAAGGCCTTTAGAACAAAGACTTAGAAGTAATAACCAAGAAGAGGTTAATTCTTTTTTAGACGAAATAGATAAGATGGCTAATGATAGATTTGGTGATGCTATCAAAAAAAATACTGACTTATATAATACACAGCGTGACGAATTTTTTAAGGGTCTTCAGAATCGTATACAACCTTATATGTCAGAACAACAAAATAGATCTGATTTAGCAGGAACATCAGATGAATTTTTTACAACGCCAAAAAATTTATATGGTAATCTGGGTTCAAGCGGAATAAACTACCACGCATCAAAATCTACTTTAGAATAATTCTAAACTAGGGGGGAGAATGTTAGATCCAGTAACTCTATCTGCGGCTGTATCAGGGGCAACCGCTGCATATAACGGCATTAAAAAAGCCATTATGATGGGTCGTGAAATTGAAGATTTGTCTGGTCAGTTATCTACATGGATGAAGGCAGTAAGTGATGTTGATAGCATTCACAAAAACTCAAACAATCCATCGACATTTGACAAACTATTTAACGGATCAATTGAAAGTGTTGCGATAGAAAGTTTTGCAAGTAAAAAAAAACTTGCTAAGCAAAGAGAAGAATTAAGAAACTTTTTAATTGGAAACTATGGTCTTCAGGCATGGGATGACTTGCTTAAAGAAGAAGGTCGAGTAAGAAAAGCCAGACAAGAAGCCGTGTGGAAAAAAGTTGAACAGCAGAAGATGATTAGAGATTACACTATTATGGGAATTGCAAGCCTTATAGGGTGCGGTGCTTTAGGGTGGATGATATGGATCATAAGCGTTTCTTTGTAAAGATACTTGTTATTATTTGTTTTGCTATTTTGTTTTCTATAGTTTTAGAAGCGAATGAGCCAAAAAAACAAATGACAACCTGTAGATTAGCAAGTCAGTTATTACAGAAGGACACAAGAATATGTGTTTTTGTTGGAGCAAACCATACTCAATACAGAGAGTATGTTCCAGTTGGTGCAGGAGAATGTCCAAGAGATTATCAGTGTCCGTACAGACCAAATGAAAAGCCGTTTAATTTAAAAAACGTAATTAAAAGTATTAAGGATCAATTTAAGTAATGTTTAAAAAAATCAGAGAAAGTTTTAAAATCACTATTGAGTGGTTTGACCTCTCTGGTTGTTATAGAAAGTTTTAAAATGGCAACAAGTGGTACATCAACATTTAATCTAGATATAGATGAAATAATTGAAGAAGCATATGAAAGAGCAGGGCTTGGCCGTGCGTATAGCGGTCAAGATTTTAAAACCGCTAGAAGGTCTTTAAATTTACTTGGTCAAGAATTTGCAAACAGAGGTATTAATCTTTGGACTGTGGAGGATGCTACACAAGCATTAAGCAGCGGTACTTCAGTTTATACTTTGCCAGCAAGCACTGTTTCAATATTGGATTATGCAATTAGAACTGGAAGCGGCACAACTCAAGTTGATACAACTATATCAAGATTAAATCTTGGCGACTTTGCATCTTTATCAAGTAAAAACACAACAGGCAGACCAACCTCTGTTTATATAGAAAGATTAAGAGATGCTCCACAGGTAACATTTTGGCCAGTTCCGAACAACAATACATATACTTTTGTTTATTACAGAATAAAAAGAATTGAAGATTCTGTGAACGGCTCTGTTACTCAATTTGATGCACCTACAAGATTTTTGCCAGCAATAGTTGCTGGACTGTCGTATCACATGGCTTTAAAACATCCCGGTGCTGCAGACAGAATTAGCATTTTAAAGCAAGCGTATGAAGAAGAATGGCAGCTTGCTGCAACAGAGGATAGAGATCGTTCAAACTTTAAAATAACACCTTCAACATTGTACGGAAGATAAATGGCTAACGGAAAATATGCACTAGGTATTTGTGACAGAACAGGCTTTAGATACAAAATTCAAGATTTAGTTTTTGAAATTGAACACGGCAGAAAAAACGGGTTAAGAGTGGGTAAAGACGTTGTTGATAGAGATCACCCTCAAAATCGTCAAGGTAAGGTTAAACCACATGATGATCAGTCTATAAGGGATGCAAGGCCAGAGCCTGACGAAGCTAGTGTTAATACATCAGCATTTGATAATTTGTATCCACATACAGCGGGAACTAGATCATGACAACATATGCAGAGTTAGTACAAAATATAAAAGATTTTATGGAAGATGATGGGACTGAATTTTCTAATGAAATAGACAAGTTTATTGACCTGTCAGAATTGCGTTTATCTAGGGATTTAAAAACTCCAGAGTTTAAAAGAAAGGTTACTTCTGCGTTTTCAGCAAGTGATCCGTTCTTGACGATGCCAACAGATCTTGTTTTGTTAGAAAACTTACATCTTATAAATTCAAATGTAAGAACTGTTTTGTTATTAAAATCAGATGAGTTTATATTAGAGTTTTGGCCTAATCGCACATCTACTGGCACACCAAAGTACTACAGTTACTTTGATACTTCTACTATATATGTAGCTCCAACACCATCTACAAACTTTAGTTTAGAGCTTTCATACAAAAGAAGACTGCCAGCATTAAGCAGTTCTAATACATCTAACTGGACAAGCATAAATGCAGCAGACGCTTTATTGTACGCATGTTTAATAGAAGCATCTATTTTCAACAGAAACTTTCCGTTACAGGAAAGATATGTAGGCATGTACAAGGAAGCTGTAAAAGCTATTAATAACGAACAATTAACAGGATTATCAAGTGATGATTTTTACAAAAAGTCGGAGGGCTAAATGGCTACAACTAATGCAGCAACAACCTATTTAGAACATAGGATAC